GTTTTATAAGTTTAAAACAATAGTCTTCGGCCATGTTGCGATTAACGCAACATAGTAGATATGTATATTGTGTTAATCAAGGTATAGCGGCGTTTGTTCTACGCATACCACCTTATAAGTGTCTTCTCAGCTGTTAGATGTTTTATATCCGACGAGCTTAGCTGAGAAGCAAACCCTGTCGGATGTTGTTTACCAGACGCTCAGGAGAGCATCTAGTGGAAGTGTTGTGGAAGCTAGTTGACCGGAACGTCTAGCATCGATCAGAGACCAGATGGTAAATGTTTCGGAGAGCATAGCTCCTGAATTATCGCGGTAAGCCGTGATTGTCCCTTCTCTTGTATCTACGACTGAAACAGTCCAAGTAAAGGATTGGTAATCAAAAGATTTCCCGATAATATCGTTGGCAGAATAACCATGTGTGGTAGACTGCGAACCTGACCATGACGCGTTAATTGCGCGACGGAGAACCGAAGTCCCCTTAGCGTAAACGTATGGTGGTGTAATAAGCGTTCCGAACGAATGATCGTCTGCGGCTGCTTCGTAAATGGGTACGTAAGCAGTGCCGTTGTCCGGCGCTTTGACATTAACGTGGAGCGTTGGACGCTCACGTTCATGTATGGGGAGACCGTTAACAAGCGGAGCCACCGAAGTGGTTTGCTGGTACGGTACTTCTACCTCGTGGAATTGATTTGTGTGATTAGAGGTAACGTGCCTGAATGTGCCAGCTCCCATGTGCCATTCCGATTCAGCGCGACTTGATGCGACATCAGTCACAGAGTCGTCGACCGGTTGGAACGAGAAGCCGTCAGAGGCTGTGTAAATGGTAGAAGTCGTGACTGCATCTGACGCCAAAAGCCCACTGTCCACCTTATACCGTCTGCCACCAGCGTATAGCCGATACATACGGGAAATGTAAGAAAGCGGAGAAATGATAGATGCTGCATATCGAGTTGCGTTGCAATCGCCCTGCGAGTTATCTCCATTGCTATTACCGTCACTGTCGATGTCAGAAGGATTATAGCTGATGGGAGTGCTATCATAGTTGATGGTATCCAAAACAAAGTCTTCAGCAGTACCTTTGTTACGGGTAAAGACAGTTCCCAAGCCAAATCTACGCGTGAGGGCGCGGAGACTCCGAACGCACTCGCCTCCGACAAGCATACCTGGTTTGTGTACAGGCATTCTTCTCGTAGGCGCAATTACGTCGGTGGGGTTGATATCTCCATCTGCTCGCAGATACGATTGGCCGCTGCCGTCAGTTAATCCGGAATGTTCTTCCATTATAAAATCGTTGCAGTTGAACCTTTCGCATTCGCGAATAGAGTGAGTGTGATGAGCTAGTGTTGCCATGCGAGCGCCGTCCCATGCTACTGGAGCAAGATCGGCGGGATACGCAGTGGTAAATGTGGGCGTGTGAAACGCCGCATCTTCACCTGACATGCACTGGAAAACAAGAACGTGGATGGTATCCGAGACTTGTTCCGGGGCGACTAGATCGTTTTCTACTTGTACAGTAATAAAACCATTGGCGCCGCTATCATAGTCTGCTTCAGACTGCGCAAGCCGTGTCCGCCGGAACGGTTGGTTTGCGTGATAAGGTACTTCAAATTCTATTTCTGTGGAATCCCTAATGTCGTAAATCCTAGTGTGTGATGATGTTGCTTCGAAAGCAAGGTAGGGGTCGTTTTTGTGCGGGTGCCACGTCACTCTGATTCGACCAGAATGGAACGCGGTTTTAGCAAAAGAGAGCCTATATTTCATAGTACCTCTCCACCATTTGAACATAGAAGCAACATATCCAGCAGCAGTGATGTTGTATCTGCTAACTGAAATGTTGTTCATAGTATTGTCGTCCGACTGGTTCTCGTCGATGATTTGTCTCGTGCAGTACAGAGGAGTCACAGGAATGACGGTGATGATGTTCCGTCTCGACTGCGATGTAGTCCATACAGCTGATTTAATCATTTGAGGACGAGAAACTACGTAGGGAATGGACATTTCATCCTCACTACTCCCGAAACGGTCGAAACCGCCAATGGAGTTGTTGACAGATGAGCCCAATACTACGGAGTTGTCGATACCGTCAATATTAGTAAAATTTTTAGCCGGAATGATAGTACACGGTTGAACCGCTGCAACAGATGTGGGCTTCGAAAAGCCAAATACCTTAGCAGCGCCACCGAGCAATTCGGTAACCCACGATAATGTCCTAGCGTAAGTCCCAATGACTGGAACGTCCTTGAACATACCGGAAGCTGTTGAAATTTTGCTCATGGCTCCAGATACAATGCCGGTTGATTGTTGCTCGGCTTCTGCACCTGTATGTTCTTCCATAACATACGATTCGTCAATAGGGCCTGAATGTTCCATAGCCCGGACAGAATTGTTGTCATTTCGGTCATACGTGTTACGATAATTAAAAATATTAGAAATGTCATTCAATGCGACAGTCACAGTACGGGTGCGCCCGGTCTGCGTCTTAAACCAGAAGCGCTGGTTTCCATTGAATTCTGCACCATACGGATGCATCTGAGTTCCTGAGGATAAACCAAACAGATTATTCTTCAAAGTCAACGGTCCGAGATTGAAAACGGAATCGGTGACATAAGATGCGTCATCGGGCATATACCTAACGTCAAATGGTTTAACGGTAGGAATAGCAAGTTTGATGTTGTGCATTGAAGCATAAACGTTGATATCCAGTCGACCTGAGCTTCCCGATCCCAAGAAAATGGGGGCGAGAGGCGTAGCTCGAAGTTGGAACAAAGAATAATCGAACCTGGTAAGATCGATTGCGGAATGAGGTGCCAAGAAAGGCACTTCAAGCTCGCAAGTGTCAGCTGTACCTAAGTCCAATTCTACTCCGTGATAAAGAGAAGCGGCAGTAACAGCTTCAAGGTTGTCTTCGCGAGAATTACGAGATCCACTCAATTGAATGAGCGGGACCACATAAAAGCGAATACGACCAGAAGCAAATTTAGAAGCATTAGTAGTAAAACGAAATTTAAAAGAGCACCGTAAATATTTATAATCAGACAGCTTCGCGCGTGCGATAGTTGACGTCTTAAGAAATTTCTCCGGATAGTCCTGCGGGTCTAGATTGGTATCCATGCCCACTTCAGACCATCTGAAGCTATCCATAAATTGCGGTCGGGATAACACACCTTCGATTGAGGGATCGATGGTTTCGTCGAAATCCATTTCCTGGTCCGTAGACTGGTGGTTGTTCGATGAAGTGTTAACCTCAGCATCGTGATTAAATTTCATAACGTCCGCAGTAGATTCATCCACAGCTTCGTTGGCACCAGTATGTTCTACGCAAAGGTGTTCCTTGGGGGAGCCTTTAGCGCAATTCAATGAGGTGACAATGCCCCGAGGGGAAAAGCTGAAGTTGAAGCTAGCGGATTTGGGTCCACATACATGTTTAGAAATTTTGTCGGTCTGGGTGCTTTGATGTTTGTGGCATTCACAGTCTGACGGGCAATCGCCATCAGCAGAAGCTTCAAAATCAGCAGCCAGCATTTCACGTTGTTCGTCTTCGATGAGTCCATCAAATTCCACTTTTCTGCCGATGAGATCTAGCTTGTTAGCTTGAGTGATCATAGAATCTGAACGTGCCAGGCGTGGCATGTACATGATTCCATCTTCAACAGCAGGAGTGAATTGAGGAGCGGTAGTTTCGTAGTCAGGGAGTGCGATGTTCGTGTCCATGTTGGTAAGTTGTTGAGTTTCTTTAATGTTATTAGTGGTATATTTGAAATCTAAATCTAGCGTTCGCGTACCGCGCTAGGCTAAATATTGCAATTTACAGGCATTTTCGCGTTAAGCTTGTTTTAATACACTGGGTACGGGTTTCTCGATCAAAAGCGCGTCGAGAATTGTTAACCTGAACCTAATCCCAGCGTAATTTCCAATTACAAATTGGAGAGATCGACCATCTTGGCGGTCGTGTCCGCGCTAGCATATCGAATTTCTTGTCGAATAGCGTGCTGATCGTGTGGAATACGAGCGTACTGTAAAAGTCCTTTCTCTTCCAACGCGTCAACAACTTTAGCTCGGAATGCAGTGAAGACTTCTGTGCTGTGTAGCGCAGCTTCCCTCACGGCGGTCTCGCATCTTTGAACGCATTGAGTGTTGGGATCATCTCCCTTTGTCTTGACCCATTGGGTCATTTTGTTCAAAGTGGGTAAAGCTAGGGGTGCAATGTAGTGTCCGTAAACGTTGTCCTTGACGAATGAGCGTTTCAAGTAAGTGATTTCTCTGATGTGTTTCTGAGCAACCATATCACCATTTTCGCCTTTAGCTTCGTCCGTGTAGTCAAATCCAAACCGGGGCTGATGACGTGCTACTGAGATTTGGTTGTAAACCGCAATAGCTTTGTCATGCACAGCCGTAATCGAATCGTCACCGTAGCTAACATGTCTAACATACTTATTGAATTGGAACTGGGGTCGCATAGTTTCGTTCTGTGCTTCCTTCCATACGCTGTCCCATACCATTCGCATGCTAGTATTGTTTACGATGCAGTTCAGAATAGTGGTAATAGGGTTACCCGAAGGTTGTCCCTTGAGCCACTGATAGATGTCTCCTTCATGAACGTGCACCGATTCTACGATGTCATACCATAACATTTTCCTAATTCTGTTCTCCTCCCACGTCGCATTAGGGTAGAAATACTTGTTGATCTTGTCGACCACAAGCAAATTCAACCTGCGATTGTGAGAAGCGTCAAATCCAGCGAAATCGCCTGCAAATATGTTTTCCTCCCCGAAGGCAGTCACATATGAGACGGTTTCATCCCAATCGGCTCCGTAGACGTTAGTCCCGACGCTATATCCATTGGTGATCTTGTTCTGCATGGTTGCAGCACAAAAACCTCCAAAATATTGTCGGAACATGACCAAGTAAGCTAAATTGGCAGTACAAGAAAAGAATCTCGTCTTGCCAGCTTCAACTTTCTTGAGCGGTCGTGGTTCGTCTTTAGGCATGTCCTCCCACATTACAAAAGGTCGTTTCCCTTGTAACATGAGGTCGCGCATCTTATTGGTTTCCCGATAAAGAATAACGTTGACCATGTCTCCGTTTGGCATTTCGTAGTCCGCTTTCAACTTGTATGAGTTGTTATTGATCGTACCTTCCTGTGGGCCATATTCTTCGATAAAGAGTTCTCTACCGATAGTACCGCAGGAGGACGAAGCGTTGATAGCGTCCAAATACTGGATTCCTGGAGCGCCATATATAGCGTCATGCAAGGAAAACACCTTAGCGAGTTCTTTGTTATAGCTGGTCTGCTGAAGCGATTGGAATTCCGCCTCGAGCACAACTTCTATAAGTCCGTCGTCGATGTAGTGATTCTCCTTACCATATTTCGCTATGGCGTTAACAGAAGGTTTAACTTTTACGCCCTCAGAGTTAGTAAAAGGTTTAAGCGCTGCTGGCGCTGTAACCACTGGGGCAACCATCCCGTGGATAGGGCTGGGAGTGTACTGTGTCTTAGTTGGTGCAAACACAGGTTTAGGGGCAGAAGCAAGATGCTTAAAATCTCCATCGTAGTGCTTATCTGTGGCAATCGAAGGCTTATTGTAGAACTCGGGAATTTCCCAAGACACAACCTCGCGTTTGTCACACACTGAGTTGAAGAATGCAAGCAATTTAGCGTTGCTCTGTTTGACTCCGAGACCTCTCGGTTCTTCGTCATTCAAAGCTCCTCTATAAATGCCTACAAAGCATGCTCGACCATCATTACGCATCATGACGACGGTGCCGCCACTGTGACCTTTGATTCCGCCATTTGACAGCCAGAAAAATTCGCTAACGGTATCGGTATACTTGTTACCTTTATCGTCGTTGAAATGAATTCGGCTATGGCATGGCGAAATGGAAGCTGAGTTGGCATACACTTCACCGTCAAAAGCGCTGAGACGGAAGGCTTGGACTGGCACGCGGCCGCCAAAACCCATCGTTTCAGGTTCAGTTTTGAGTAATTGGGTCATGTCAGGGCAGTTAGCCATGACTTGCTCTGCTACGACAAACACAGACATGTCCGAAGCATAGTCCATATCAGCGTGGTGGAAGAACATCTGGTGCTGGTTAACTCTCACTCCGTTAGGATATGAAGAATTGATCAGCATGATGACTCCACCTTTCTGAAAGACTTTCTTGATAGACACAGAAACGTGTTTGGCGCAAATGCCTGCTAGGCCTCGCAAAAAGGTAATACAACCTAAAGTGCTACGGAATTCCGAAACACCGTTGGTAGTCATACCGTTATTGTTAGGCACAGCAGCCACTATTTCGAAGGTAGAATTCATCAACCTAGACATCCGACAACGTGCAGGTTCCCATGCGGGATGCTGCGACATCGTTGAACATCCGATGTTACTAGCCAAACGAGCAACTCTATCGCGTCTGTTGACACGGTTCGAGCTGGTGGTGTGTTCTTCGGCTCGTCGTGAACCCTTGAAATGCATAGGCTTACCTTTCGGTTTGTCTTCGCTTTTCCTGGTATCACGAGCATTAAAAGATTTGTACAATCCGTAGGCACTGACTATGAGAGTCAAAGCTCCAGTAGCTACAGCGAGCCATTTGGCCCATGTACTTTCTTTTAATTCCGTGGCAAAACTCTTGAACTTGGCAGTTGAACTGGCCATTATTTCTTGAGTATTGCGCGAGAACTTGTCCCAAGTGTTCTGAATCTTTCCAATTGCAACACCGGAATGAGATTTGACTCCCATCACGATATCTTGTAGGTAAGTGTTCCAGGTCACAGTTTGAGACGCGCAGATTTGGAATTCGGGTCCGTCGAGCGGAATCAATGCATCATCGAAAGTAACAATTCTGTCTTTGTCGATGTTGTATTTCCCTTGTTGAACCAAAGCTACGTGTTTGAGCTGGTTGATTTGGGACGAGTGGACTTTGTCGCACGTCATGTAAGAATCCTCCTGTTTGGAAGGACAATACATGCCGTAAGGACAGACTGAGATTCTGTCTTCAAAAACTTGGTCACACCATTTCTTCTGAGCGGGGCCGGGAAGGTTCCCAGTATGTTGTTCCGCTTCGAAGAATTCGTCTTCTTCTTCTTCGATTTCGTCTTCCTTTGACTTGTTGATCTCGGACTGAGGCTTGAAAGCTTCAGCACGCTTCGACATGTCAACTTCGCCATCTCCGTAAGTGTCGACTAAAACATTTCCCATCTTTTGAAGGTAGTCTGTCAGGTCGTCACTAGCTTTGATGCCGTGGAAGAACTTCATTTTCCTAGCAGCATATTCATGCGACACCATAGCAATGACGTCGGCATATTTGAAGTAGCCGCAAGGAGGACATTTGAAAATATTTCCTCCAGCTGTGATTTCAGGCTGGAATTCTTTGCTCGATCTGTTGAGCGGGATAAATTGCCAAATGTCGGGGGTCATTCTTGTTCCGTAGAACTTCTCCACTAAGTCTTGATCGACACATGATGAGTAACGTTTTGACACCTTACACCATCCGTGTTGGACAATAACTCTGGGATCAGCTTCAAGTTTAAATTCGAATGTGATACGTCGCTGGAAAGCGAGGGGATCGTTGATTCCTCCCTGTTCAGGCGTACCGAGCAGCTTGACGTTGGTAGTAGCTGTCACGATTTCGGATGTAAACATACGGTTCTTGTCGTCTAAGTGAGCCATAGGAACATTATACGGTGTATTATTGATCATATGAATCAACTGCTCGAACAGTTCAAGAGGCTGGGATTTGCTTCCCAACTTTTGTCCTGCATCGTCTAACGAAAAGATAAGTTGACCTTTGTAACCGTTGAAATGTTTTTCACCAGAATAAAAATGGACTTGGTTGTCCATGTTGTATCTTTGTTCTTTGTTGGTGGTGTAACCCATAACGTGGAACATACCTTGGTGAAGGTATTTCAAGCAGTTAGATTTACCACGTCCCGGAGGACCTGATAAGACAAGGAACATAGGTTCGCAACGTTCGGTAGTACCGTGTCGCACGAACTTGTCTGAGTTTTGGATACTCATTTGTGTAAGCCGTTGCATGTTCTTGGTCAGGGTTGCGAAAACGCCTGAGGTCCGTTGTTTGGACGTGATCATGTCTTCAACGAGCTTATTGCCTTCTTTAACCATTTGCTCGATCTTGTCGGCAAGCACGTGAGACAAGCCTCCGTCTAATCCAGCTCTTCCTTCTACAGCAGGCGAAAAGAGTCGCAACTGTTTAAGTTGAGTGGGCGAAAGCTTAGCATCTCCGTGGATGATAGGCATTATGTCCATGTCAAAGAATTTCTCTGCGTTTTCGTTGAAACTTCCAACGCGTCGAGATAAGTCTGTCACGTTAATGGCAGTCTTTTCTCCCTTGAGAAATTTAATAGTTTTGGAAGTCATAGCTTCCATACGAGAAATGATGTTTTCGCTACGCTTGTTGGCGGCATCGAATTTGTCGAATTGTTCTTCCGTTTTGGCAAGATAATCGTAAAATCGATCCAAAGCGTTTTTCTCGTATTCTTCGTCACTAGCGCCGTCACGTCGAGAATCTTTGTTATTCTGAGTTTCGGGGCTAAAAATAAAAATAGCGCTGAGCACTATCATTACAAAATTCATAAAAGTACCGGGTGTTGAGCCAGGTACGGCAGCAGATTGGAGGGATTCGAAGATTCCCGAATGTTCCTCCGCATAAAGAGTTTCAGTTTCAGTACGGTTGTTAATAGCTGTTTCTGTTGTTTTTGTGTTTTTATTATTTTTATTGTGATTTTTAAAAGGTTTTCCACCAGGCACTGTTGAAGCCCAATTCCCAAATCGTCGAACGAGGGTAGGGACCAGATGAGTCTTCTTGATAAAAATTTCGAGAATAGAAAGGCCGGCGACGGTACGCCAGGCTTTAGGTTGCAAGAAATAAACGATAAGTACGCGCAAAGCAGGCATGAGAATGAAGCTAAGTCCGGAAACGAGATTGTTCACGATTTCCAAAAGTTTCATCATTGTCATGTTCAAAGTCTGAGCTAAGACGTTACCATTGGCGATAAAATCACCGATAGGTCCGAGCAAAGATTTGACTTCGTCAAGAGTTTCATTAACATTTTCCAAAGTTGTAGGGACTTGAGCAGCAGTCTGTCGCATGCTAGTGTACGTTTGACAGATGTTCATAAATCCGAATCCAGAATGTTCAATGAGCTGGTAGGATTTGGGCAAAGCAAGGTTTAGTTTTAAGAATGATTTGGCCAAAAAGCTATAGTCGCGTGAGATCAAAAGTTTGAAATGATCCACGTGAGTCGCATAAGTTTTAGTAGTAAATTTACCACCGATAAATACAGTATTAGTGATGACACCCAAATTTTTCAAAGCAGTTAAAGCGGTTAAAATGATAAGATAAATGCGGTCAGCGACGTCAGGGCGGTATGAAGTAACCTCCTTTTTGAATTCGCTAGAAATGACAGCGGCGAGAATTGAATTACGTATTTTTTGTTTTTCCATAGTATTTTTATTCTTTTTATAGGCGTCCCACGAAGTGTCTTTAGAAGACAAAATCGCTTGGTATTGAGACTTTTTCATTTTGTATTTGCCTGCCATCAAAGTGGCGAGGCGATCAACGGTCATTTTGGCAACGGTGGCCTTCATATGAGTTGCGTCGAAGAGTTTCATTTTGGTTCGATTCAGAGGTCAGTTAAGATGTCTGAAAAGAAAAGAGTTTGATAGTTTGTTTGTTGTAGTAGTGTTTTCACAATTTGTACCTGATTAAGATCAGTCTTTGATAACCCAGGGCCCTGTATGTAGGCTACTGGAGGTCAATATAGCGTGCTCTCTGG